ATTCTACCCTCGTATGTAACATTAAGAGTGGCGCCATTGACTTTGCCGCGCAGTCCAACCATTATCAAGTAAACCCTTACTGGATCAATGAGCATTGGACAGGTAAAGCGCAGTCCTTCCTGAGTGAACTCTTAGAAGCAATGAAGGGTCCAGATTACTTTAATAATGATGACGCGATGACTGACTATTTCCATAGGAGTCATTACACCGACATCAACATTGGTCAGTGGAACAAGGAGTATGAACTTGTTTAAGAGTATCCCAGCAGAGGTAGCACGGACCTTCAACCGTGCAGTCACCAATGAAGAGAACCTCAATGAGGATGGCTCCATTAATTGGGACTTTGTCCAAGCGGACTTCTATATAGATACCTACCTACCAGATTCGGAAACGGACCTCGCGTGGGATCTCCTATTGGATACCTACCAGATGGCACCCTGGGAGAGGCGTACCATAGAGGTAGTAGTTTAGGTCTAGGTGATCCGGGGTATGGGTTCCTAGGACGGACCGCACCTCTTACAAGGGCATATGCATCGACTAGTGTTTTAGTTGGTAAACTTTTTTAAAATTTGCCCAGAATTTTTTTTGTGGATATTGTCCTTGTAGTAATATGAGGACTCAACCGGATGCTCGGAGTATGCTAACCCTACTGCCCTATCCACACCCTAAATTTTTTTTGCGGAGAGAAAAACCATGTCAAAGTTCCTTCTAAAGATTCAGTCTATGGGTGAAACGAAACAGTTTCTACCTGAGCATCTCGTATCATATCACCAGACATGGAGTCCTTCTATACGAGAAACACGCCCCGAGATATTTGGGGATGAGTGCGTTGGTGGACTTCTATGGTCTACTACAGAGATTATCCCTATAGAGAAGATTAACCCTAGAATAGATGTCATTGATAAGATACAGGGTGCAGTCAGAGCAGGGTTGAATCCAGAAGCACAAAACATTTCATCATCTGTACTGAACAAGGGATGGGATCTCCGTGAACTGACCATATGTGTCTCTAGGGATACTTCTGATAGTCCATTTGATTATGTGATTCGTGAAGGGTGTACACGATACCTTACGCTTGCTGGTTTACAATTTCAAAACATTATATGTGAAGTCTTTGATCATGTTGATACTGAAGAGGATCCAGATTACTTCTCTGTATTCATGAATGATTATGGGAATCCACGAGGTAAGTTGGATGCTCCTAGTTTACAATTATTTGTTTCTTCACAGGTTGAGCGCCAAGGGTACGATTTATCGCTCATGTCCCATAAAGAGATTATGGATGTAACAGATGATATCTTCACGCGCCTCAATAAAGAGATACCACGAAAGGTCAAGCAAGATATCCGATATGATCTGATGAAGGGTGCGGGTATTAAGCCATACGAGACTTTGGACAAAGCATCATGTGATAAGCGATTAGAACCATTGAACATTGCTTCCGAGGATACGGTGTATCTAGCCATGGGATCTGACCCCGACAACCTCAGACTGCTGACCCGATACCTAAGAAATGAACCCGAAGAGAATAAGAATAAGAAAATTGTGTTTGTTCCTTATAAGGCTTCGCTCTCTGTCGAGAATGCGGAAAAAGATTTCTATGATTTAGCGGATGCTGGCGCAACTATGAGGCAAACACTTCGTGATCTGTATTCTTGTGTAGATCGAATAGAGAACCAGACAAGTATCTTCCCGCAACTACCACAGTTATGGGATAAGTTTGAGAAGGGTAAGTTGATGACCATACCTGAGAATAGTACGATAGCAGAAGTGGTTGACTCTGTTGGTTGATTATGATACCATACTGAGTATGACACCAGAATGGAACTTTGATTCTTTTGTGGAGATGTTACCCAATGAAGGCTTTCTATTAGAGATTGGAAGTTTTGTAGGCAAGTCCACAGTCTGTTGGGCAAAAACATTCGACAAGTATAATAAAGAATGGGATATTCATACTGTAGATGCTTTTGCTGGTCAAGCACCACCCAGTCTTTATACGAGTGATGAGTCTGTTATAGAGTATATGAAACCTTTTGTGATGAGTGCTGATGACCAGATGAGTCAGTTTCTAAAGAACATAGAAGGGTATGATAATATCACTTGGGAAAAAAGATGGATCTCGGACGGCTATGTACCACCAGTAAAGCCGACTGCAATGTTTTATGATGGAGATCACAACTACAAAGGCATGAAGGCTGTATTTGATTGTCTTGGTGATACTCCATATATTTTTGTTGATGATTGCACACCAATGTTTCCTCAGTCTATTCAGGTGTTAGATGAGTTGAACAGAAATTATAATATAAATGAAAATGGTATAGGAGTAGTCCATGGATAATAATGCCTTGTCTTGGGAGGTAAGTGCTCCCGATGTAACCATGATGCAAAGAGAACTTCTTGAAGAAATGGAACTCAAGTGTATTGAGTTACGCCAAGACCTTGTACTGAGCGAGATGGGTGATATACAAAAGAAATATTATCCGAGTGTACCTCAGTTGTTTATCGACTTCACTTGTCCGGGTAAGACAATAGGTGTTTACATTATAGGACATATGGATGGACGTATAGCAGATATTGGACAGGGCAGAGTGATGAGCAGGATTCGATTGAAGCGCCAGTTCCTTGTTGACAATCCACCCAAGATGGACTCTACCAAAGATTACAGGGTAGCAGAACAAATTGTAAAATATGATCCGGACCCGGAACAGTGGTGGGCGCAGTACATTCCATTCTATGGTCTTACTGCTAAAGATGAAGCGAGAGCCTATGAAGAGGTTCTGCACCAGAAGTATATAATGGAAGAGAATGCACCAATGTTTGCGTCATTGCATATGACGGGTGTAGGATAAAAAGACTTGACAATCCAAATACCTTCTGCTATAATGAAACAGTTAGGAGCCACTCATAGTGGTCACCTATCATTTGAAAGGAGAGAGAATATGATATTTAGATTACCGACTTTGTATAAGAGAGATACAAAAGGCAAGATACGTGAATTAACAATTGAATGGACTGATACTATTCCTGGTACTCGGTCCATTGCTGGTATTAAAGATGGCAACCTTGTTACATCTGGTTGGAATAAATCAGAAGCAAAGAATGAGGGTAGAGCCAATGCTACTACCGCAGTCCAACAAGCAGAGAAAGAAGCCATTGCTGACTGGGAAAAGAAAGTTGAGAAAGAATACTTTGAAGATATCACTAAGGTTGATACCTATGATAAGTTTAAACCACAACTAGCGAATGACTATACAAAGAAGCCACAATCAAATGGCATTAGTCAACCTAAGTTAGATGGTATCAGATGTATTGCGAGAAAAGATGGACTCTATACAAGACAGGGCAAAGACATTACCACTTGTGATCATATCTTTGATTCATTGAAACCTTTCTTTGAAGAATACCCTGATGCAATTCTTGATGGTGAATTATATAATCATGAATTGAAAGCAGACTTCAATAAAATTACGAGTCTGGTACGCCGAATCAAGCCGACACCAGAAGAAGCACAAGAGTGTCAAAGGCTTGTTGAGTATCATGTCTATGATATGTCTGGTACATCACCTTATTGGCAAGAACTAGCATTCTGGGATAGAATCACAATTATTAAAGCACAGTCTTTTAAAAGTCCTGTTGTAGTTGTTGATACTCAAAAATGTGACAACCAAGAAGAACTTGATGAGTTATATTCTAAATACACCGAACAGGGTTATGAAGGACAGATGGTCAGAAATGATTCTGTATACGAAAACAAAAGAAGTAATAATCTCCTCAAGAGAAAAGAGTTTATCACTGAAGAGTTTGATGTAGTAGAAGTATTAGAAGGATCTGGAAATTGGGAAGGATATGCCAAACACTTTCAACTAGAGTTGGGTGATGGTAGAACTTTCAATAGTGGTGTTAGAGGCAACCAAGCAGTCTTGAAAGAATTGCTGAATCAGCCAGTAAAACCAAATTGGGTTACCGTTAGATATTTTGAGAAAACTCCAGATGGAGTTCCAAGATTCCCTGTCGTTATTGATTGGGGTGTCGGTGCCAGAGCAGACTAAGGAGAAACAAATGAAATTTATGGGAATAGATAATATCGGTAAGATAGTAAAAGATACTGATACCTATGTTGTTAAAGATCAAGTTTGTGAGGATATGGTTGTGAGTTCCACGTTACTGTATCCAGGCAAAAAAACTGGTGGTCACAAGCATGATGACCAAGAAGAGGTTTACTTCTTTATAAAGGGTAATGGCAGAATTATCATTGATGAGGAATATGCAACACCAGTACAATCTGGAAATGTATGCTTTATAGAGAAGGGTGAACACCACCAGGTCCTCAATGAAGGTAACGAGGATATGTATTTTATCTGTATGTTCCCTGGTAAGAGAGAACATTAATTTAAATTATTTTAAAAGCTGTTATATATCAATAACTTACAGCCAAAGAAAAACTTGACAACCACCCTAAAATATCGTATAATATGTATATATTGAATGATTGAGAGAGGCTAGATATGAGTACAAGTTTTAGTGAAGAGTCCGTTGTTGCTGTAATAGAGATACCATCTATTGCTGAGTATACTGGTGGAATCCCTGCTGGTTACGACCTCGTTGAATACGAAGCTGGTACTGACCCATATCAAGAAGGTATGGTGTTGTACGGCTTTGATGAAGTTGGTATGTTTGAGTTCAACTGTCCCCAACACGCCTTTGTAAACGGTACTTTGGCTGAACTGGTTTATGACCGCAGTAAGCCTGCTAAGATTGTAAAAACTCTATGAAACTATATGTCCATGGAGGAACAAAATTTCAGCGCCATGTAGCCGATACTGCTAGTATGTATATGTGCCGGCGCCTGAAATTGACCAGATTTCCATCGTTAGAAGTTTTAGTAAAAATATGTAAAGTTCAAGATGGTCTTAATGGTCTATGTTATGTTGCAGAACACGGTGATGTATTATACAAGCCTCGTGATCTTATCGTAGAGATTGATAAAAAAGTTGATCTCTTTACATTTATTCGTACCGTATGTCATGAGTTCATCCATGTAAAGCAATATGTATTGGGTGAGATAAGAGAAGATTTAATAAGGGGTACGGCTCAGTGGAAAAAGAGTAGAGTTCCCGTATCTACTCCTTATAGAAAACAACCTTGGGAAAAAGAAGCATTTAGACTTGAAAACAAATATGCCTTAGAAGTATTAACTGAGGTAGAAATATCAATGAATGGAGAGTTATTATGATACGATTAGTAATTGGATTATTCTTAGTATTTGGTGCAGTTGGTGAACAAGATTTTTGGTTAGAGTGCCATCGAGCGGCTGACTGTTTAGCTGGTCCCGCACCAACTATCTCTAGTCTTGTATTATGGTCTACTGTTGGACTTGCTCTTATGGCTTGGGCGGCGGCTGACTTTAATAAGAAGTACTCATAATGTTGGTGCCTAGATTTGCTTTACGAGTCATCTCTTGCGATGATCCTAATAAATGGTATGCGAATAAAGTAGGACAATTAGTTCCTTACATACCAGACCGATCTAAGTATGAGTGGAAAAGTTTACAAGATGATGGTGTCGCACCAGGACATCGATTTACAAATTTTATCACAAAGACGGATGCCGTTCTGGAGGAACAGTACGATGAATTTGACTAAACTGGCAGTAGCAACCACCGCGGTTGTTGCAAGTATTGGTGTTGCTGATTCTGTTGCAATTGGAAAAGATGATGATTTACGCATAATGCTTGAGCAACCTTTTTATAGGGCTGAGATAGGTCAGATCAGTGAGATCAGAGGATGGGCATTACATCCAACTGAACAAATTGATACAGTAGAAATCTATATTGATGAACAGTTCTACTCTATTGTACCTGTTGGTGGACAGCGAGGTGATGTTGAGAACGCATATCCCGATGCAGTAAGTTCTAGATATTCTGGTTATGCACAAACAGTAAACTTCAAGAGTTTATCGCCTGGGTTTCATACCATGCAAGTTGTAGCATATACTGTTGAAGGTAGTTATAACGTTATAACGTCCGAGTTCTGTGTAGATGGATTTACTGGTGAGTTTATCAGTGATTCTTCAAGTATAAATCTACAAACAGTAGATCGATTCCATACGGCTGAAAATGCTATGATATTAGAAGGTGTTTCAGTTGATAATGTCCTATATAATGTCGAGCTGGTATGGAACAAAGCCACACAGGGATTTATTATTGAGCAAACTACTCCTTACGAATATATCGATGGCGATTATTCTAAGCATTGTCGAGTATGCGCTCCAGATATGTAATTTTTTTGACGATAAATACGATTGCCACTTGACTTTTAAAACTGTTTAAGTTATAATGGCATATAACAATAGGGAGACGCAAAATGAATATAGAAGAGATTCTTGAAGTCGGAGTAGCTGTAGCGTGTTTAGGACTTCTCGTTACACTATAAACGTATAGTATTAAACCTATGCCTTTTGTGTCTGTGTTGGATTGTTGAAAAAGATCCAGAATTGTGTAGACTCAAGACTCGCGGTGAACAGTCCGCTATTATTGAGTTAGAGGTAGATTTATAAGTTATGGGTTTATAAATAGCATTAGAACACCCGGTTGTAGTCCTGAGTAGTAGACTCCACCCTGTACCATTTTAAACTGCTCCGTCTCCACGAAGATAAGTAGTGCCGACGTTAAACCATAGAGACCTAAGTATGTCTATAAAAATGCTTCGGTTGCCACCTCTCTCACAACACCGGCAATCGTTATCACTGAGGGTCCTGGGCAAGACGCTTAAACTGCCCACTTTATTAATGTTCAAGTGGAGATTATAATGTCAGATGACACACCCAAACCAGAAGTAGAAGAAAGTGGCGAGTATGAAAACTTTCTAGGTAAGAAAGCGACTGAATACATGGCTCCTTCTTTATCTGATGTTCTTGGTGTTGATCAAGAAGATTTACGTGGTAGTGTGAACCCAGTAAAAGAACATTGGGTTGATATGCCAGAATACGAACATAAGAAAGATGCTGGTCCACATAAGACCATATATGTTCATTTCCGCAATGAAGAAGATTACCAAGAATTTGCAAAACTAGTAGAAACTGGTTTGACTAAAAAGACAAAGAGTATTTGGTATCCGAAACAATCGATTACACCAAATTCTTTGTTACGTTGGATGCAGGAAGATTCTGATGAATCGTGAGAACCAATATCCTATTTACATAGTATCTAAGAACAGACATGAGTCCATGTTTACTTCTAGAAGTCTTGATAAGATGGACACGCAACATTACATTGCGATTGAACCACAAGACTATGATAACTATGTTACCGCGTTAGAAGAGTTTAATATTACTACTGCAACTCTTCTCACACTTCCGTTTAGTAATCATGGTGATGGACCAGGTAGAGCCCGTAATTGGTGTTGGGACCATTCTATGAAAAACGGATTTGATGCCCACTGGGTCTTAGACGATAATATACAATCGTTTTATAGATTCAATGATAACATTAGAATACGTGTTGGCTCTAGTGTGTTCTTTAGAGTAATGGAGGATTTCTTTGACCGATACGATAATCTTTATATTGCTGGTCCTCAGTACCGCTTTTTTATTGCACCCAATCAGAGTTATCCGCCTTTTGTGGCGAACACTCGTATTTACTCTTGCCTTCTTATTAGGAATGATTGTTCTCACAGATGGCGAGGTAGATATAACGAAGATACGGACATCTGCTTGCGAGTCCTTAAAGACGGAGACTGTACAGTCCAATTTAACGCATTCTTACAGGGCAAAGTTGCCACACAAACTGTAAAGGGTGGTAATTCAACTGAGTTCTATCACAAGGAGGGCATGGAAGAAGGACTGAGCGAGGAACAAGTTGCTCAGAAAGTAAAAGACAAAGGTGAAAGATACAACACTGATGGCACCATAAATAAATCACAAATGCTGGAAGATATGCACCCAGATGTTGCCAGAGTAGTTTGGCGTTACGGAAGGTGGCATCATTATGTTGATTACTCACCATTTAAGAAAAATAAACTCAGGGTAAAACAAGGAGTAAAATTACCCGAAAACAAAGTAAATAACTATGGTATGAAATTAGTTACCCTGGAAGAGAAAATAACTTAAAAAAAGGGTTGACAAATACTTTTATACCTGTTATAATGTGTATTGTAAGTTGGAAATTTAACTTAACTATTAAACTTTATTATTGAAAAACGGAGATCGTCTATGACAACTCAAACTGTAACAACTAAAACCGACCGCGTACTGGCAGCCTTCACAGCAGGTGAAGAACTCTCAGCGGGTCAATTGAAATCACGCTTTCAAGTCGGCAACCCTACCGCTACGGTATCTAGCCTACGAATGAAAGGTTATCCTATCTATCTTAACACTGGGTCGAAAGACTCGCGCGGTCGCGCTGGTGTATCTAAGTATCGATTAGGCACTCCAAGTCGTGCTGTAATCGCGGCTGGTTATCAGGCTCTAGCGGCACAAGCTAAGTCATAATTTAGCTATCGCACCAACTTACAGCACAAGGGGAGCTTCGGCTCCCCTTTTTTTATCTTACGGTAATTGTGTTTTCTCTGGCATTTGTTGGCACACTATCTGTTACCATAATTCTACCAGCACTGTCTCCTCTGCTAGGAGATTTACTGTAGATTTTAGGAATGCCCTTTGAGTCTTTGGCGTTAGGATCGAAAACTTGATCAACCCTCCTTGCACGTAAACGGAAATATAATCTTTTTTCTTTTGCGTATTTCTTTGCTTCAGTTAATTTACCATTTGTAAATTCTAAACAGTTGGTGTTCTTATCGTATCTGGTTACTGGATCCATTGCACCAATATACATAAAGTCTATAGGTCCACCCATATCTTTATTACCGACTACAATCTTTTCTTTAAACATTCCAGCAACTTCACCATATACGTCAGGAACTTTATCACCCGGTTCGATCTTCTTTTCTAGGTGTTTAAATGCGCCTTTCATAAATCTATCTGCCAGTCCCGGAACTGCTAGATTGATACCCTTTAGTCCACCACCAGCAAGTGATGGTGCGGATGGACCTTTCATAGATAATCCAACTTTCTTACCGTTATGTAAAGTTAGTTGAACATCAATATATGGCTCCGAGCCAGATACTTGTCTTCCTTGAAACTTATCTGCTTTGGTGACATTCTTAATTGTTGTGCCACCAGCTTTGATCTTTATAGCAACCCCATTCTTTTTAACAAGGTTGTTAATAGATGAAACAAATTTGTTTTCTTGTCTTTCTGCACTGGCTCCAGCCATGTTATTGTCCTGCTAGTGGGTTTTCTAATGCGATCTCTATCTGCTCTGTTATCTGTTTGCGGATATCAATCAACTCTTTACCGGTGTCTCTCTCAAGTTCATACAAACGTTTATCGGAATCTCTGATGTCGTTTGTCAAACTGTCTTGATCACCGTCAATTCTATTTATACTTTCCCTCATAACATCTTGGTTAGTCTGCATTGATCCTATCTTAGTCTCATATGCTTCAATGATTGTATTCTGACTCTCTACAGTTTCTTCCAATACTGCAATTGATTGGTTAATTGCTGACAGATCAGGAGCAACATACTCTTGTATCTGTTCTTTCATGTCCATGTAATCTTTATAGACCTCAAATCCTCCGTATAGAACACCAACCGCAGATGACAACGCCATCGCAATTGCTACCATTCTACCGCCTTTAAATTTGACGCCTCCTATTTCTATTTCTGCCATTAGTATTGACTCCTTATTAGTTGTTGTAGCGTACCGTGATTCTCTTTAGTCAGGTCATAGATCGTTCTGTTGTTATCTGATAAAGTCTTTCCCGTATACACTTGTTCTTGTAAGTAAACCATTTCACGTTCCGTTATTGCATTATTATAGTATGATGTCAAGTCTACACCAGTCGCTATTATTTCTAAAGCGGCTGTTTGCCCGATTGCGGCAGGGTTAGACTTTTCTTTCTTTGCTTCACGGTTGGCTTTAGCCATTCTTTCGGCTAGAGACTTCTCTTGTACTACTTCATTCATAAGCATATCGGTTACTGGTTCGATGATAGCAAATCCTATAGGTGCAGAGTCGCCCAAAGCAACGTTTTGTGTAACTTGCTCTATATTCATGCTTATCTGAGTACTGGAACTTCCCTCACCTGAGTCTCCTCCGCTCTCTCCAGTGATTGCTGTGTACATTTGAGCATCACTACCAAATATTGCGGCTGATGTGTAGTCTTGAGTACCAATATTACCGGTTTCGCTCGCTTGAAACGTTGATGAACCGTTATTTGAGCCGTCTGCAAACTGATTTGAGCCGTTATTTTGCGATCCTGACGATCCACCGCTATTTTGTTGTTGATTTTGATTTGATTGACCGGAATTTTGTTTCATATCTTGTACATTACCGTTATTTTGTCTATTATTAGAAACATTTCCGTCATTTTGACTTGACCCTGTCCCAGTATTGCCGTTACCGCCACTAGTTGATGCGCTGTTAGAAGATTTTTGCTCTAAATTTGAAATTAATTTGCTTGTTGTTGATAAAGATAGTGCTACTGCGCTTCTGTTTCCACCTTTTCTAGTTTCTTTTGGTGCTTTTGCAATCGCTTCTACTGGTTCTAGGTCTTCTGTTAGTTCTTCATCAACTTCTTCTGGGCTTATTTCATCAATTTCTCTGTCCAACTCCAATTCTTCTTCCTCTAAAGCCCGCTCTTCATCGAATTGCTCTTCTAAACTTCTTTCGAAATCTTGAATCTCTTCAAATTGCTCTTCAAAAAATGGCTCTTCTACTATTGGTTCATTTGCTGTTGACATTTCTTCATTTACTGGTTCTGATGTATCAGGTAATTCATCTGGTCTTATCATTACCACTGAATAGGTTCCAACTTCTTGAAAGTCATCTTCGGTGGATTCAAAATTGGGTGCGGCTTGAAAGTCGAAGTTTTCTTCATCCATTCCGCTTTCTTGAAAGACTTCTGATGTTTCTCCGTAGCTTGATACGGACCCTGTTGCTCCAAAATCTTCCTCTGCATTTCCTCCAAATTGATCTTCGGTCTCGGTATTATAGCCATAAAATTCCTCCTCTGATACTCCGAAACTATCTTCAAATGATGATCCGTCATCCATTCCATCATCACTACCACTGGAAAATGGATCGCTGTCTTCCATACCAGTAATTTGACCATCATCTTGTCCAGTATCTGGTAACCATTCATCATCAAAAAAGCTATCGTCAACATAGCCGGGACAAAATTCAGAAAATTGTTGGTCGTTGATACAGTCTTGATCAAATACTGCGTCATCATATCCATCACAACCAGAATCATATAATGGATCATTTGTACATTGTTGTGCAAAATATGCGGCGGCATATCCAGTGCATGATGAGTCATTTAATGGATTAGAACAATCTGGTCCTGAAGAGTAACCACCGTCATTACCATACCACGCTCTACCACCAGGCACAGTTTCATCATGAAAGTCGATATCGAATTCGTCAAAATCAGCCTGTGCTGTGGCGAATGCTAATTGATTTAATTCATCTTTGTCTTGAGTTACGTCTCCAGTAAAGCCTACAAAAACACTATGGTTGGTAATGTCAACTTCATCATAAATGAAATCAAATGAATTATCAGTATGAAGATTTAATTGAAATGTGTTGGTGTTGTTATTATAATATTCGTGAAGATTGTACCACAAGAATGAAGATCCTTGATCACTTGTTTCATAAAAGTAACCAGAATTTGCGCCAATAGTTTTGTCTATTAGATCAGTCCATAATGGAGCAATCATGTAGCTGTATGATCCTATGTTTGCCCTGTTAGCTAAGTCTAACCCGTTACAACACCTACTATTGTTGTAACTATTATTACCTACACCCGTTGTAGGATCATAGAACATTAAGAAACCATTACTGGACATCCAAGTGTCAGTAAAAGTTCCTCCGTAATATGAAAAGCTGTGACCCAAGTTGATATGAACAGTACTATCATCAAATGTCGGACCATCCATAACTTGAGTCATATCACCTGGGCTAAGTAAGTCTGGTTGTCCTAAAACTGGTAAAGGCAGTAATAGTAATAGACTTAATAAAATACTACTCGCAAACGTCTTCATCAGGATACTCTCTACAGAAATCTTGTTTAGCCCAAACTCTATATTCCATATTTTTGTTTGATGCTAGTTTCTTTCCATTCTGTTTGTCGAATACACCATCTGGCATTCTTTCTGGTGATTGTTGCCATCTTTTTAATGCGGCATCACCAATCTCGCCTTGGAACGGACAAGGAGTACCTGCCATTCTCATTGCTTCCCAAACTCTTTCGTCTTGACACATTAAAGATACTGCGGCTACTTTCATGCCCATATCATACATTGTTTTGGACAGTTTGATTCTTTCACAATTCATATCTCTAACTGACTTACCAGCCGCCAATCCAAAAATCTGTGTTTGAACTGCGCCACTGACACCAGTAGTACATAAATCTTGTGAGTATGATGAACCAATGCTAGGTGCAATTGCACTAGGTGGAGGAGACTTGATAGTAGTCTCTGACTTGTTGATGTTTTCGTTTCTGTTATTATTCGTATTCTCGCTCTTTACTTCGGATGTTGATTCCGATGTAGAATTATTGTTGTTAGTGTTAGTGTTATTACTTGTGCTGTCACTATTAACACTTTGATTCACATTAGAATTAGAGTTAGAGGTAGAATTCGAAGTTGAATTTACAGTACTATTATTTGTGTTGTTATTATTTGAAGTGCTGTTTACCGTACTATTGTTCGTATTGACATTAGTATTGTTATTTGTATTTGTGGAAGTACTTGTATTCGTATTTACGTTCGTATTGGAATTGGTATTTACGTTTGTGTTACTAGAAGTACTATTTATGGTACTATTGTTATTATTGTTATTTGTGTTTGTGGAAGTGTTTGTATTATTGTTGGTATTGGTGCTGTTGTTCGTACTAGTATTAACATTTGTGTTAGTATTAGTATTGGTGTTCGAACCAGTGTAATTGGTTGTGTTGGTATTAGTGTTAGTATTGGTAGACGTATTTGTGTTGGTGTTCGTGTTGGTATTATTGGAAGTAACATCCGACGTGGTATCAGTCGTATTGTTAATAGTGGTAGTTGTGTCCTGCGCCAACGCCATTGTCGCAACCAACGACAATGATACAGCCAAAATAACGCCTATGTGAACGCGCTTCATGTTCTCTCCTAAAGATAAGTTTAATTACAGTCTTACTGAACTGTACCATAATCTGATCAAATCACTTATAATTAAGAGCAACTTCCGCTTGACATTCCTATAGTTATACTGTATAATGCTATTTATAATGAATCAATCTGTGAGAGGTCTATATGCGTATAATCCATACATACAACTCTTCAACCCGCAAAAAGAAGCCTAGAGGTAAAGGTTGGCGAGAAAGAGAAGAGGCTCATCGTAAGCATCTCAAAAAACTGGGCATCGATCCAGATGCTAAACCCAAGAAAAAAGAGTTCGTTGAATACAAGCCAAAAACTTCTGCAAATCACCAGAGGTCTTTGGAGCACCGTGATAAATACAAGAGTAGAGATGATGTGAATGGTTCATGTCATAAGAAAGAGCAAATGGTTTATACGGGTACGTTAATTAAGGGTATAGCGACAATGCATAAATCCAATGCAGTTCCTGTAACAAACCAGAAACAAGCAGAAGAGATTTCGCGGATGGCAAAATGAGAAAAGCGGTACTAAAACAAAACAACTCTTGGGCACCTATAACTTTACTTATAGGACAATTGGTCGCACAACTATCATTGATACCAATGATCATGTATGCTCATGCATGGGAATGGATACCATTTGTAATTATGTATTGTGGCATGATGTTAGGTGTTACAATGGGATATCATCGATATTGGTCACACAATTCTTTTAAGTGTCCTAAATTTATAGAATACTTAATGTTATTCTTTGCTCATATTATGATGATTGGTCCCGCAATTACTTGGGCAGCCAATCACAGAGAACATCATAGATATGCTGACACAGAAAAAGATCCACACTCTCCACACCATAGAGGGTGGCTTCTTGCATACTTTGGACAAGTCCTAATTAATATCAATTTCAAATATGCAAGAGACTTACTCAAAAAAGAATTATGCAGAGATCAAGTAAAATATTACTGGCAAGTTATAGGAGCATGGGCCGCGCTCTTGTTTGTGATAGATCCTCTTGCTTTAATATATGCATGGTTAGCACCAGCAGGTGCCGCTAAGTTAATTGGCTCTTTGGTATTTACGTATTCCCATAGAGGTAAAGAAGCGCACAGTGATACTTGGTTAGGTCTTATAACACTCGGTGAAGGATTCCATAAAGCACACCACGATCATGGCAATAGACAAATTCTATGGCATAGATTCGATATTGGAGGACAGTTAATCAGACTTATTGATAAAACTGCTTAGATATGAATTTTAAATATGTACCCTTTGTGGCTGATAGATTTGATTATGATTATTGTAGAACACACCCGTATCGCAATCAACTAGAAGCACATCCAATTGCAAATGAAGATGACATGGCTTTGCTCCATGAGCATCTTACGGACTGGGAAAAAGCTATTATCATTGCAGGAAGTTATTACTTTATTTGGGATAGCTATGACCAGAAAAGAATAACAGAGCAATCGGACAAACTAATCAGCATTGAAGACTGTCAATTCTCTTCAGATGTCCATGCAAACTCTACCAGTCTTATTAAAGAGTATGTAGAAACATATCAAGGTACTTTTAGTTTCTTGATGGGTAACAATGACTACAGACCTAAAGCAGATAGCTACTTTAAACACGCACATCAACCTACAGAGATTGATGGCAAAACATACGAAGACACTTTCACGATTATCTATCCTATACATCTAGAAAATGACGTTATAGAAGAGTTCAAAATTTTCTATGTGGAAGAAGAAGGAATCTACAAGCTATTAAAAGCACCATTGACTTATCCAGAAGGAGATGTTAAAAGTATAAGATTTCCTAAAAAGGGTGAAGCACTCTTGATACACTTTAATTCATGTAAGGGTATTCATTGGATAGACGGACTTACTAATAATAATTTTATGGCTCATGCATTTGATTCTGTCAATATGAGGAAAGAACTATGCTAAAGAAACGAGATTTGCCTGTTGTTGCTCCTATTCCAGGAATACGATTTAACTTGGATAAGATTAAAGAAGAACTTGCTAAGATAGAACATCTATGGGAAGACATCTACAAAGCTAATCCCGGCATAACAAAATTACATGATCCATCTTTTGTTGATAATGCATATGCAAACTTAAAAGAGATTCCCCTGATGGTAATGTCACCAGAGAATATGGCAAAAGCTGATGACTTTGAACTTGAAGATTTGGGTGCTACTCTTAGAGATAGAATTCGTAATAAGAAAGCGAAGGGTGATAACTTACCACCAACTGCAAATGAGATGTTGTGGGATTATCAGACTGATGCTTGTAAGGGTACTTACTTTGAAGAAGCATTAGCAGGACACTTTTCTGCACCAGTTTGTCGTGCTAGACTACACTTTCTTGCACCAGGTATGAGTTTACAACCACACATTGATTATGATCCATCTTATGGTGTTAGAATAGTCTGTCCTATATCTGGTACTGACGAATGTATCAATCAGTTTTGGGTAAACGGTGAGTATCAAGAACATAATCTGCCAGCAGACGGGAGAGTTTGGTTTTTGAATACAGGATTTAAACATGGCGTAGTAAATAATGGTACCGAACCACGCATTGCATTATTAGCTACATTGAAGAGTCAGGAAGATATAGAATGTTTGAAATTAGTATCATAGAGTATGATGGCTCTAAAATAAAAAGAGAACAGATAGAGAACTTTAGAGAGTTATCTTTTAAAGAAGGTAATGACAGTCTGGCATATGACAAATATGACCCAGACAAGACTGGTCAGACGTTTTTAAATTATGTTGATGGCAAGCTGGCTTCATTGAGTGTTATAGAGCCAAGTCATTACACTGGTGATCCAACTGTAGCCGCAAGAGGTTGCAGACTTCACATTGCCACTGAATTTAGACCTGCTTGGTTAGGATTGCTTCATGCACCTAAACAAATTATGTGGGCAAAAGAAAATGGGTTTAAAGTATTTTTCTTTACGCATGATATTCGTAACAGAGCAATTAATGCAATGTATCAAAAACGAAGATTTGGTGGAGCAGTTACCGAGTTACAGAAACAGATGGAATGGATGTGGACTTCAGATTGGTATCAGGACTTGACTCTTGATACAAGGCTATTATTTCAAGTCGATGAAAGGTCTGACTTATTACAGTATGTTTATTACTGGACACTTGAAGATGGTTATGTATGGCAACCACCAAGTAATGTTGTTTGGTATGAACATAATGGTAGAATAAAACCTAGTGTATCAGAAAAGGAAATAATAAATGCACATAAGTGATAAAGTTGTAGTAAGTTGGTTCAACTTTCTCAGAGATAATGTAGATAACCCAGAAGTAACTAAAAGATATTACGAATGCTTTTGGGAAAGTCAATTAAAAAGCAAACAAATAGTATTAGACTTAATTGATTCTATGGACATATATCAATGTTATATTTTTGGTGGATGGTATGGGTTGTTAGCACAGATACTTACAGATTCTAGGCGATCACATCACCCCATAGTATCTGTTGATATCGATCCTAAGTGTGAAGTTGTAATTAATCGATACTTTAATTTTGATGGTGGTATTGTTGCTAACACAGGCGATATGGCAACATATAAGTATAAGATTCGTCCTGATCTAGTTATCAATACAAGTACAGAACACGTTGATCAAAAAACTTATGATGCTTGGTATGATAATATACCATTAGATACTGAGTATATTATACAAGGTAATAATCTAGTAATACCAGAACATATCAGACTTGCAGATGACATTAATCATTTTAAAGAAATAAATCGATGCACTAAAGTTATTGAGAAGATTGTTACAGATTGTCCTGGACCAGATGGCATCTTTCAGAGATATACTATCAAGGGCGTTAAAGTATGACCCCATTGGAATATTATGAAAAGATAAAAGAAGACTATGATAAGATTTCTCCTTCAATGTGTGTATTGAAGTGGGAACACCTAGAGATGCATTTAGGTTCTGCACAAAGTCATTCTTGCTTTCATGTTCCAATGAAACATATAAACGAAGATGAAGACTTTCACAATACAGAACAGAAGAAAGAAGTACGTAATCAAATGCTTGATGGTGTTAGACCATCTGAGTGTTCATATTGTTGGAAAGCAGAAGATGCTGGTTCTTGGTCACCAAGAATAACACTAGCACCTATTCATACATTAAAAGATAAAGACATTATAGTAAAGACTGCATCGTTACCTAGAAATGCTGACGTATATCCAAAGTATCTAGTAATGAGTTTCAATACTAAATGTCAATTAAAATGTTCTTATTGCGGAACTCAAAGTAGTTCTTCTTGGTATGAAGAAATTAAAAATGATGGTCCATGGGATGTAATATCAGATGAAAGTTCTCGTGGATATAATTTAAATGGCAGAGAAACATTATATACAGGTGATGATAACGCTATGACTAAAAAGTTTTGGGAATGGATAAAACAAGCAGTGATGCATCTACACACAATTAGACTTACTGGTGGTGAACCTCTGCTAAGTGAGAACACATTTAAACTTGCTAAGTTTATTAGAAATCATCCTAACGGAGAAAATATTGAGTTTAACGTAAATAGTAATCTTTGTGTATCTGATAGACGAGTAGAAAGAATTATCGATACAATGAAAGATATGAAAAAACCTAAAGTGTATGCTAGTATAGACAGTTGGGGACCTCAAGCAGAGTATATTAGACATGGATTAAAAGTTGATATGTTTGAGCGCAATCTAGAAAAACTAGTAGATGCCAAGATAGACGTTGGCATTATGTCTACTTTTAACTTCATGAGTATTCCAAATTACAAAGAATTGCTTGATGTTATCTTGGACTTTAAAGGACTTTCTTGGATTAAAGGAGATGCAACTTTTCTTTTAGATACACCACATATGGTTTATCCAAAACATTTATCTGCATTGATTACAGACGATAAACAACTTGACAACCTACGTGAACTGGTGTATTATATGAGTACTCATGTAGATGACAATGATATTACTAAATTTAACTCAGGCGAGTATGCTAAGTTTGAGAGAGTACTACAGTGGGTAGAAAAAAATAGATTTACTGGTAACGAATTGATCAAACACAGAAAAGACTTCAGAGCATTTGTTGATGAACACGACAAAAGAAGAGGTACAAACTTCATCGAGACTTTTCCTGAACTAGAGTATTTTTACGAGATGTGTAATGGCTGAAAAAGGAACGAATGAATATTGGATAGATGAATTAAAAGAAAAACGAATTAAGATAAATGATATAAGCCCTTCTTTTTGTTCTGCCAAATGGCTACAAACTACTCTGATGTTACAGAATGGTTATAATCACTCATGTCACCATCCTTCACCCCATAAGATTCCCGTAGAAGAAGTTCTAGAGAATCCTGCCGCCCTGCATAATAGTCAATATAAGAAAACTCAAAGAGATAAGATGCTTTGTGGTGATAGACCTAAAGAATGTGACTATTGTTGGAAGATCGAAGACCTAGATAAAGAATACTTTTCTGATAGACATTATAAAACTGCTGATTGGTGGGCATGGGATAAAATAGATGAGATAGCAAATAGTGATCCTTACGATGATGTATATCCTACTTATCTAGAAGTATCATTTAGTAATGCTTGTAATTTTGCCTGTGCATATTGCTCACCTGAAATATCATCTACTTGGATGCAAGACATTCAGAAAGACGGAATATATCCAGTTAAGTTTGGTTCACATGATTTGAATTATTTAAAAGAAGTTGGTAAGTTTCCATTCAAGAATAGTGAACCTAACCCATATGTTGATGCTTTTTGGAAATGGTTCCCTGATGCATTCAAGCATCTAAAAGTATTTCGTATAACTGGTGGCGAACCTACAATGTCAAAAGATTTTTGGCGAACTGTTGATTATATTGTAGAACACCATCATGAAAATCCAGAACTTAAAATAGGAATCAATAGTAACTTAGGTACAGACCCGCGTCTGATTGAAAGACTTATTGCGTCTGTTATAAGACTTGAATCGCATGGCATTGAAGTCGAGATATTCACAAGTGCAGAAAGTACTGGTAATAAAGCGGAGTATGCCAGAGACGGTATTGTATATGATGAATGGATAGAAAACATAGAACGTATGTTGATAGAAACCAACTGTCGAGTTGTTATAATGACAACGGTAAACATATTATCAATATCTACAATGCAAGATTTCGTTCAAGATATAATGGACTTACGTATCAAGTTTAATCAGAATTTGGCACATAATAGAATACCTTTAAGTGTAAACTACTTACGTTATCCACCACATTTACAATGTACTTTATTGTCTTCTGTTTATCGTGAAACAATGGCAAACAAACTAGAAGTATTTTGTGAGGGGTGGTTGAAGTATGATTCACCAGATAAATTTGCTAGACTCTACTTAGAAGAGTTTGATCAAATAAAACGATTGTGTGATTATCTGAGAACGGAGCCAGTCGCTGATAAATACAGAGAAGACTTTGCAAACTTTATACGTGAATATGATAGACGTAGGGGAAAGAATTTTGAAGAAACTTTTCCTGAATTGATTACAGATATGGAGAAATGGTAATGGCAGTAAAATACATTCACGTTAATATGCATAAAATTCGTGCTAACAAAAAGCATGGAACAAATGAACCCGTCTTAACTGTAAAAGAAGGAAGAAAAAATACTTACGGGCATAGTGTAAAGATACATGGTCCCAGTGAGGTTATATATGGTGGTAATGATAAACCATTATTACCATGTGGTGCTAGAGTTGTTATTAAAACAGAAGCGGATGTTGACATTGACTAAAGATAATGATTTAATTAAATACCGTAAAGATATTCTTGATACAAAATCTAAAAGTTTTTGTGGTGCAAAATGGTATAATGCTACCACATGGCTAGGCAGTGGCACTACTGCATCTTGCCATCACCCACCCGCTCACAAAATTCCATTAGAAGAGATTACAGTAGATCCGTCTGCTATTCATAATACAAAGCATAAGAAAGCCATGCGTAAAATGATGCAACGTGGCGAAAGACCTAGAGAGTGTGAGTATTGCTGGAAAGTTGAAGACATGGAAACTGATGCTGTTAGTGACCGTGTATACAAGTCAATAATCTATACTGAAGATGACTTGAAAAAAGCACATGAAATGGATTACAATGAAAGTGTTGATTTAAAAACATTTGAAATCTCTTTTGATCGTACTTGTCAATTGGCTTGTTCTTATTGTAACTCAAGTTTTAGTACTACTTGGGCAAAAGATATAACCAAAAAAGGTCCTTATCAAAATCTAGTATCTGATGGTGCTGGTGCATTTCAACATGATGGTGCATGGGCAGAACCATATGGTAAAAGAGAAGAGAACCCATATGTAACTGCATTTTGGGAATGGTGGAATGATGGTCTATCTAAAAGTCTAGAAGAACTGCGTGTTACTGGTGGTGAGCCTTTAATGTCAGATCAAGTCTGGAAACTATTTGATTGGTTTGGTGAAAACAAAACAGATATGAGATTTGCTATTAATTCAAACTTGATGGCAAAAGATTCTCTTATTGATTCAATGATTGAGAAGACACAGAAGGTAGATCAGTTTCATCTTTATACTAGTTGTGAAGCAACCGGATTACAAGCAGATTACATTCGTGACGGTCTACATTATGAAACTTGGAAAAACAATGTTTACAAAATACTGACTCATGGTAAACTTAGTGGTTGTAATATTATGATGACCATTAATAGTTTATGCTTGTTTAGTATTACTGATTTTCTTGATGATGTATATGATATGAAAATTCATACTGGACTAAAGGCTCCTGTTGTTAGTTTGAACTTATTACGTTTTCCTAGTTTTCAGTCACCGCTTGCTTTACCAGATCATATTAAAGATCATTGTCGAAAGCAACTACAAGATTGGTGGGAAGAAAAGAAAGACTTAAAACTGTGGCATGAATTTGAGCGGGCTAGTATAGAACGTCTTATTGACTATCTTGTTACTGTTGACGCACCACACAGACGTACAAGTGACAAGATGACATTGTGGAGAGACTTTAAAACTTTCTACGCTCAATATGATGAAAGAAGAGGGTTGTCATTATCTGTATTTCCTAAAATACTTACAGACTGGGTAGAAACTATTCCTACTACAGAAACTATTCCATTAAAAGAAATGATTGACGGAGACAGTACACGCCAATATGCTGATGATCCAGACTTAAAGAAAATTGCAGATGAGGAAGGTTGGGTTTTAAAACCAGATAGTAAAAACATTGATAAGCCTTTGGCATCATATGACGAAGAATGAGTTATCTCCATATTTTTGTGTTGCACCCTGGACTCATACGTATGTAAGTCCTCAAGGTGAAAGGCGCTTGTGTTGTGCTAGTAGAGAAGACGCTTCTTTTCAAAAACAATATATTGACTCTGGTGATAAAGCTGGTAAGTTCGAACCAGATACATTAAAAGAACATTGGAACAGCGAGTATATGAAAGATATACGTAAGCGTATACTTGCCGGTGAAAAGATATCCCAATGTGAGGTATGTAATAGCCAGTTATTAAATCTACATACATATAAACAGTACTTTACAGAAACATTGTTTCCACATAAAGTAGAAGATATAATTGCTAAAACTGAACCAGACGGTCATTATAATGATCTTCCTGTTTCTTATGATTACCGCATATCTAATCTATGTAACTTTAAGTGTAGAATGTGTGGGGACCAACTGTCTAGTAGTTGGGAAGCAGAAAATAAAAAGAACGGTCGCTTACAAGATCAACCTTGGTTAGAACCAGCAACTAGAAAAAATATAGACACATTTCAAAAAGAAGTTTTAGAAGAAGAACTTCAAGCCGCAGTAGATGAAAGACGTATTGAAGAAATCTATTGGGTTGGTGGCGAACCTCTTATGTGGGAACGTCATTGGACTATATTAGAACAATTAGTTTACGATGGTCAAGCAAAAGATGTTACTCTTAGATACAACACAAATTTAAGTAGAGTATCTTATAAGGGTATAGAATTGTTTGATCTTCTTCCTAAATTTAAGCACGTTAATTTATGTGCGAGTATAGATGGAGTAGGAAAGGTTGGGGAATATATTAGAACCGGACTCAAATGGGAAGAGTGGTTGGAAAACTTCAAACGTGGTTTACCGCTTATTAATAATTTTGGTAATGATGCCATGGTCTTTGATGTTACTCTTACTACTCCAGGATTATTTGGTCTTAAAGAACTCTTTGATGTTGTTACTGAACTTAATGTAAAATCGTATTTCAAGTTTACTTTTGCATTTGATCCTAGTGTTGTTATGAGTCCTCTGTGTTTACCTAAAAGCATTTTGGAAGATACTGTACAAGAACTGCTAGAATATATCGAACCCAGAATGACAGATAAGACTCATGTTTATAAAACATCTCTTGTGAATCTATTGAATAGACAAACTTTTGAAGAGCAGTGGCCAGATACTTATAAACAAGGAATAAAAAGTGGCAAAGGACATATGGAGTATATTGATAGTATACGAAATGATGACCTAAATTTTAGAGATACACTTTCTAATGATGCAAAGATTTGGTGGGATTCTATATGATAGTTGTTATTGCAAATTATAGAACTGGTTCATCTACGCTGATTAAAAAGTTACATGGAGAAACTGGACTCAAGTTCTTTTCACAATATACGGGTGAATGGTGTCACGGCTTCAATGGTGGTTATAAAAAGCCAGATTCTGATATAAAATTATATAAAATAATGCCTGATAATATTGGCCATAATGAATCGTTATTTAAAAAAGAATATCTTGAATGTGCTGATGATTTAATTTTTTGTTTAAGAAAAGACATAAGAGCCCAAGTTAATTCTATGATGTATTCTTGGGCTTTTGACTGGTGGCATCCAGGAAAAAAATTGCCAGATACAAGAAAAACACTTACCGATTATGATAATAAAGTGATAATAAGAACTATTATTAATAATCTTAAACTTCAAAAAATTTGGTATAAAGAGTTTGGTGGTAAAATTATGTTTCTTGAAGATAGAGAAGATAAACACGAAAAATATGATAAACATGATACACCAGATTTACTGGATATTCCAGACTATGATCTTGAAATAGTAGACGCAGAGGAATATTTTAATGAGTAAAACTTTTTGCCCTTTGCCATGGACACATTTAGCAACTCACCCACAAGGTGAATTGACACTTTGTTGTGAAGCAGATCATACACAAGGTATTTCTGAGTCATTTGATACAGATGAATTCAATCAAAGAAAGCCAAAAACACTACATACAACCAAATATGATTTTGACTTAATACAGAACAGTGATTCGTTTAGTAAAGTTAGAAAACAAATGCTTAATGGTGAAGAGCCTGTTCAGTGTACGAGATGTTTTGATTTAGAAAAAGTAGGAATAAAATCAAAGAGACAGTATGAATCTGATAGATTAAACTTCAATGAATTTAGAGCGATAGAGATAACAAATAAAGACGGTACAATAAATGATGTCTCATATGAATTTGTTGAGTTACGTTTGGGTAATCACTGTAACTTAGCGTGTCGTTCTTGCAACCCATTGTCAACTAGCCGTTGGATAAAAGATTGGAATACTGTAAATCCAGATAACCCACTTTCTTATGATAAGAATCTTTTTAACTGGCCACTTGATACTGATTTTTGGGAAAAGTTGTTAGAACATTCTGATACTCTTAGATATGTTTACATTAATGGAGGAGAACCACTTCTCATTGATAAACATAAACAGTTTTTAATTGATCTTGTAGAGTCTGGTAGATCGAAAGATATTACGTTAGTATATTCTACTAACTGCACAGTTATTAATCACACATATGAAGAAGTTTGGAAAAACTTTAAGCACGTACAACTTATGATATCAATCGATTGCTTAGAAGAAAGAAATTCTTTTATTAGACACCCATCAAAGTGGGATGTTATTACACAAACTTTAGAATGGATAAAAAAGGTATGTGAAGCAGATAATATTTCATATAACATAATGCAAACGGTATCTACATACAACATATTATACATGAAAGAGTTTCACGAATACTTTTCTTTTGCTCCATATATTTCTATGAACTTTGTTACTGATCCATCTTATCTTGATCCTGCATTGTTGCCACAAAAAATAAAAGATGCTGTTGTTGCTAAATTTCCTAATCAAACAGTAATTGATTACTTGACAAAAGGCAAAAGTTCTGATAATATGACAGAGTTTTATCAGAAGACCTTGAAAATGGATGAACTGAGAAACAATAACTTTAAACAAACTTTTCCAGAACTATACGATATGGTGTACCTTTATGTCTGATAAATTTTTCTGTGTAGCGCCATTCGTTCATCTATATGCTCATACGACCGGTGAAGTAAAGACTTGTTGTGTTGGCAATACTACTTATGGTTCTTTAAAAGAAAAGACTATAGAAGAGATATGGCACAGTGATGAATATAAGACGTTGAGAAGAGATTTTATTGCGGGAGAGATTACACCTGAAATAGCAAAAAATTGTAGTACTTGTATCAATTTTGAAAACTCTAATATTCACTCTTTGAGAGAAGGTCTTAATGATGAATTCAAAGCATTTGCTGAAATAGATGAAAATGCAGATGTAAATCTATTGTATATGGATTTTAGATTCAATAATTTTTGTAACTTCAAATGTCGTGGATGTTATCATGAATACAGTAGTTCGATTCATAACGAAGATAAAGGTTCTTCACAAGACCTTATCTTTGCTGGTAAGACAGAAGAAGATTTGTTTGATCAAGTTTATCCTTATTTACCAGACGCACAAAAGATTTATTTTGCTGGTGGTGAACCACTAATTCAATGGGAACATTGGAAAATATTAGACAGACTAGAAGAATTGAACCGCACTGATATGAAACTTGTATATAATACAAATTTTAGTACCATGAAATATAAACAAAGACATATAACAGAATATTGGAAAAAGTTTAGTGATGTAAAACTCTTGTTAAGTTTAGATGGTATGGAAAAAGGAGCAGAGTATTGGAGAAATGGTACTAAGTGGGATAAATTGGTAGAAAACATTAAGAAAGTTAAGAAAGAAACTCCGCACGTTTATATGGGAGTAACTTGTACTGTTGGATGGGCTAATCTGTATACTGCAATGGATTTTATAGATTATTGTGCTGATAGTGCGAATCCTAACGATGTAGATGATTTTACATTCTTAGATCCAGTAAGAATTAACATTAATGTGTTAGAACAACCAATACACTTCTCAACTCAAAGTGTTCCTGATTGGAAAAAAGAAGAACTTGAAAAAAGAATCAGAAAAACCTATGATAAATACATTAGCATGGGATTCGAAGATGATTCTTTGTTGGCTAGAAATCTTGTTGCCTTGATTAATTTTATGTGGGCAAAAGAAGGAGACTCTAGTAGAATAAAAGGGGGTTGGGACCAGATAGTAACGCGAAGAGATGAATTGAGAGATGAGAATTTCTTTGAGGCATTCCCAGAACATATAAACATGAAAGAGATAATTGAATGAGTGATGATGTAATTTTTCCTATTAAGACGGCAACTTCTTGTCAGTTTAAATGGTCTTGGAGTACAATATTTTTATCAAAGGGTACATCAACGAGTTGTCATAGATGTAACCACTGGGAATTTGATTTAAGTACCATTAAAGACTTTCATAATCTTCCTGGTAAAGTTGGTGACAGAGAGAAGATGCTTGATGGCTTATGGCCAGGGAATGGTTGTGAGTATTGTAAAAAGATTGAAGATGCTGGTGGCTCTAGTGAGAGAACTGCTTGGATCAATAAGAAAGATTTGATACCACCAGAAATTGTTGCGGGCGATCTTAAAGCAACTAAAGTTACTCCACGTTTATTAGAAGTTTACTTTACCAACGTTTGTAATCAAGCGTGTACATATTGTACTCCTCAGTTTAGTTCTGTTATCGAAGCAGAATATAAAAAGCATGGACCTATTGCCGCTAATCCTAGTTATATGATACACAAAAGTGTGGATAACTATCCTCTATATCTACAAAAATTTTGGGAATGGATGGTAGAAAATTCTCATCATCTATATGAGTTTCAGACACTTGGTGGTGAGCCAATGTATCAAAAAGAATTTGATCAGTGTTTAGACTTCTTTGATAAACATCCTAATCCAAATCTTATTTGGAGAATTTTTAGTAACTTAAAACATGACGAAGAAAAATTTAAAAAGAAGATTCAAAAAGTAAATGATCTGATTGCCAAAAAGAAGATACGAGAGTTTCATATTGTTGCTAGTCAAGATTGTTGGGGACCTCAAGCAGAGTATGCCCGTTATGGAATGGACTTAAAAAATTGGGAAACAAATTTAAGATATTGTTTATCTCAAGGCGTACCAGTCAATATACATATGACGATCAGTGCAATTACTGTACCTACTTTAGGTGATTTCATTGATAAGATTTATAGTTTGCGTCAAGAATATAAAGCTGGACTATGGATTAGTTCGAATACAATTGTTAGACCAGAATGTTTAGATCCTTATATATTTGGCGATAAAATTGCTTTCTACTTAGAAGAAGCAATCTCTAAAATTACTGATCCCAATGATAAAGAACAAAAAGAATGTTTAGAGGGCATTCTTAAAGGAATGAATACAAGCACTCTGAATGTACCACAAGTAATTGCATTTGAAAAATATTTAGATGCAATTGACTTACGAAGAAATACAAACTGGAGAAAATTATATCCGGTTATAAGTGATATAGTGAAAGATGTTACGGAGAATATAATTGGCACTGGATAATCCTCCAATATCTTTCGATCAAGGAGAAAAAATAATATCTTTGTTGGAGCATATGATCTGGTTGTTAGAAGATCAGAATTCCACAAAAGAGATTTCTCATAGAGAGCCTGGCACTTTGCCTATACCTGCTTTTGGTAGATATGAACGTGCTGAATATCCTGAAGTTTCTTTTAATTTATTCTTTGATAGATCCAAAGAAAGAATAGAGAACCCAAATGGTAATGGCGAACTTCTTTATCCACCTAATGGCAGTGATAATAAAGTTTTATACGATACTATTGCACCCCTGATAGGTCACATAAACGGTACGGTTAGAATATATGATGTTAAAGACTATGAATCTGCTTCAAAAACTTTCGGTAAAAATGATGTAAACATTTATCCTATAGATTTGTGGTTAGAGTTTCCAAAAATGTTTGGTAATTGTATATCAAATATATCTGTTAAAGCAAGAGAGTTGATTGCAGATAAAAAACTCTCTTTGTTCTTACTTCTTATGGGAGAATCTTTTGGTTGTGATGAGCATCAATGGATAAAAAAACTTTCTCAGTCTATTATAGGTCATGGACTTGCTGATAGTAAAATTGCAATTTCTTGTGCTGATTTAAAATTTAACAAAAATTATGAACAATGGTGTGAAGTGAATCCTGAAATTCCTGCACAGTTTAAATTTAAGAACATAGTTCCTTTTGAATATTTTCAGTTGTTATACTTAATTCAATATTTAAGCAGAACTGGTAGATGGATGCCAGAAGGTAAACCAGCAAAATATGCAACTGAAGGAACATTAAAACCTTTGTCTGAAGCAGAAGTAATGTTAAATGTTCCTAATTCAGAATCAAAGAAAAAAGATTTTATGTGTATGAATGCTAGAATAAGACCACATAGAATTGCAATGATATCGGAACTTCATAGACTAGGAATGCATGATAACTTCATTAGTTTATTATTTAGAGGTGAATCAACGGATACTATTACAGGTAGAGGAAACTTACACACGTATATCAAAGAACAATTCTTTGAAAATGAACAACAAGTCGAATGGTTTGAAACCATGTTTGTCAAAAATAGATTAAAAAGACGTATTATAATGGATGCCCATGAAGAAGTTATTAGTGATGATAGAATACTTAATAAGAAATATTTTGAAGAGTCTTACTTTAGTCTTGTAACCGAAACTAATTTTGGTTTACCTTTTTATGATAACCCAGAATTTGCTCTTTATATGCGTAAAGAACCATACAATAGAACAATGTTTATTACAGAAAAAACTTTTAAGCCTCTTGCATATTTTCATCCAATACTCATGTTAGGATCTCCTGGAACTTTGGCTTTTTTACAAGATGAGGGGTATGAGACATTTCCAGAAATGTTTGATGAGTCTTATGATTTAATGACAGATGATAAAGAAAGATTTAATGCTGTTGTTAATCAAGCATACACTTGGAGTAAAAAATCAGATGCAGATAAAAGAGAAATCTATGATAGTGTTAAGAAAAAACTACATCACAATCATGAACATTTTATAGGCAAATATAATAACTTGAAAAGAAGACAGAATAACTATTTTAGATATATTGGAGGAGTACTCAGATGAGAATTGGGTTTATTGGTTTTGGTAAATTAGGTCAGCCATGTGGAGAAGTAATTTCAGAAAAAGGACATGATGTAGTTGCATATGATGTAGCCGATGTAGACACTACTGTAGAAATGAAAGATTCTATTGAAGAGGTTGTTAAAGATAGAAACATTGTATTCATTGCTGTGCCTACACCACATGATCCAGCATATGATGGTAGCGCACCAACATATCATTTACCACCAAAAGACTTTTCATATGACATTGTAATTGATGTTATAAAAGAAGCAAACAAACACATGAATAAAGATCAATTGTTGGTTCTTATAAGCACTGTGTTGCCGGGCACTGTACGTAGAGAGTTTGTACCATTAGTTACTAACACTAGGTTTGTATATAATCCATATTTAATTGCTATGGGCACAGTAGCGTGGGATATGGTAAATCCAGAAATGGTAATGATAGGAACAGAAACGGGAGAGACAACAAAAGAAGCTGGTGAACTTATTTACTTCTATGCAACTATTATGGAAAATGATCCTCGCTATGTTGTGGGTACATGGGATGAGTGTGAATGTATTAAAGTATTTTACAATACGTTTATTAGTGCCAAGATCGGTCTTGTGAACATGATACAAGATGTTGCAGAAACACAGGGCAATATTAATGTAGACGTTGTTACCAATGCACTTAAAGATAGTACCCAAAGAATTATGGGTCCTTCTTACATGAAAGCTGGAATGGGAGATGGCGGTGCTTGTCACCCAAGAGATAATATTGCATTAAGATATATGGCAGATAATTTAGATTTGAACTATGATCTTTTTGCAGAAATAATGAAAGCAAGAGATATGCAAGCATCAAATATGGCATCGGCTATACTTAATTTAGGAGATAAGATTTACTTTACTTCAGACAGTTATAAACCAGGTGTTTCATACACTGCTGGTAGTTACAGTCTATTAGTACAAGAGTATGTAAAAGAAATGGAAGGTGAAGTGGTAGATGATATTGCAGAAGCAGATGTCATTGTTCTTGTACACCCAGAAGAAACTACGGCAGAAGAACTTGGCAAACACCAAGTTATATTTGATCCGTGGAGAAAATTCACAAGTGATACAAACAAAGTAGTACATTATGGTAATACGAGAATGCAATGACTATTGAGCAAAAAATAAAAGACTATTGGAATGCTCAACCCTGTAATATCAATCATAGTAAAGAACCTTTCGGTACTGTAGAATATTTTGACAGTGTAACCACTAAACGCTACAAAGCTGAACCACATATATTAGATTTTGCAGGGTTTCATCTGTGGCGAGGCAAACGTGTTTTAGAAGTAGGATGTGGTATCGGAACTGATGCAGAGCAGTTTATGCGACACGGAGCAGAATATACTGGCATTGATATCAGTGACGAAAGTTTGCGTATTTGTGAACAAAGGGCTGATGTACAAGGATTAAAGGGTAAGTTTATTAATCGAAGTGCTACTGAAAATCTGGAAAACCTTGGCAAGTTTGATTTGGTATATAGCTATGGCGTATTACATCATTATCCAAACATAGAACAATCCATACAAAACATTCATGATGTGATCAATCTTAATGGAGAATTCAGATTTATGGTGTATGCTAAGGACAGTTGGAAATATTCTATGATTCGTAAAGGATTGGATCAGTTTGAAGCCCAAGCAGATTGTCCATATGCTGAAGCATTCACGAGGAATGAAATAGAACTCTTATTGAAAGATGACTTTTGGAAAATTGAAAGGTTGCGTCAAGCACATTGTTTCATGTATAATGTAGAGAAGTACAAAAAAGGAATTTTTGAATTTGAACCATGGTTTGAATCAATGTCTGAAGTTATGCGTGAAGCAGTAAAAGAGTACTTGGGTTGGCACCTTCTTGTTAAAACACGTAGGATTTAAAATGAAAAAAATAATTTTTTGGTATGATAAACAGGATGAAGTTAATTCATGGATTCCCGAATATGATGATTGGTTAAAAGCATCACCTGCCTTTGATAAAGCCTCTTATGATTATTGGCAAAAATGTTTGGGTATAGTAGATTACGTTGAGCCTTTAAGTAAACATCTTGATATAGAAACTCGTTTTTTATCAGATTGGGAAGAAAATGATTACTTGAACGTCTATGTACTTTCTATACAGCAACTTATTATCTCTAACTATAATGGCATGGGAACTATCATTGATACTATACCTTATAATACACAACAACTTTTAAGAGACAAAAAATTAAAGTTGTTGATACTAAATCATAGAGAAGGATGGCCAGCAGAGAAGTTTTTACCTTCAATACAAGTACATCTTGATTATAACAATATGCAAGATATTGATGCTTATGTTTTTACTGCTAACTTAAAAGTAGACGAGAAAATTTGGGCAAGAGATGGTATAAAAAGAATATTTAATGTATCAGAGTTTGAAAACATTTCTTTACGACAAAATGAAACAAACGCAGAATATAAAAATAAAGAAAAACAAAATGATTATATTGCTTTAAATAGGATTGTTAGAACACATCGAATGGCATTATATAGTGAACTTGATAGACTACAACTTCTTGACAAAGGTGCTTTTAGTTTTTTAGGAGAATCTTACTTAAATAAATATCCCAGTGATATTGTAGAAGCAGATAAAGAAGATTACGTTGAAATTTATAAGTTGCTTAGTGGTGCTCAGTTAGATCATTTTGAAAACTTTGAAATGAAGAAGCACACAGTTGATTCAGCATATTTCTTTTCAAATGATCCTGTTAATTTATACAACACATCATATATTAACTTAATCACAGAAACTCATTTTATGGAAAACTCTGGGTTTTTAACAGAGAAAATTTTTAAGTCTTTTATTCACTATAAACCATTCTTGTTAATAGGAGAACATGGTAGTTTATCTAGATTGAGAGATATGGGATATCATACTTTTTCTGAATTGTTTGACGAGTCTTATGATAACATCTTAAATCCAGCAGAACGTTTTAATGCGGTAATAAATCAACTTAGAAACTGGTGCGCTAAATCAAAAGATGAAAAAGATGAATTAATTAACAAAGTAGAAAACAAAGTTATCTATAATCATGATTTATTTTTTAGCGAACAGAACATAGATAATAAAGTAAAAGAAAACAAATCAATGTTTGAACAAATGGAGAACTAAAATGAAAGCAATCTGGGACAAAATTAGGGCGCCTTATTTGAGATGGAAACTCAAAAGAGAATACAGAAAGCGTATTAAAGAACTACAAGAAAGAGATCCTTTTATATATGACTAATAGAGTTGAATGGGGTATTAGTGCAGGTACGCATGATGCTTCTATTACTGTAATGCGTGGTGATGAAATAATATTTGCATCTCATTCCGAAAGATACAGTAGATTAAAGAACGACAAAGATTTAGATGATAGTCTTATAACGTCGGCGCTCAAGTGGGGTAAACCAAGTATTGTTTACTGGTACGAAAATCCATTGTTAAAATGGACAAGAAAGAAATGGGCAAAACAACCTAGAGCGTGGTTAAGTCCTAAAAAATATTTAAAACAATATGGTATTACTGCTCCTATAAAATGGGGCAATCATCATAGAAGTCATATGGCAGCCGGATATTATACTAGACCATTTGGTGATTGTGCTACTCTTGTTATCGATGCTATAGGTGAGTGGACTACTACAAGCATTTGGAATAATGAACACCTAGTTTGGTCTGATAGTTATCCTAAATCTTTTGGACTATTCTATTCTGCATTTACAAGTAGAATTGGACTAAAGCCAAACGAAGACGAATATATTCTTATGGGTATGGCAGCCTATGGTAATCCTAATAGATTTCATTCAGAAGTATTAGATGTATGGTATTCTGATGTCAACTTACATAAGGGTGTTTCTTGGTGGATGCCAGAACTTACAGAACAAGATTATTTCGATGTAGCCGCGGCAGTACAAGCAGTTTATGAATCTGAATTTAAGATGATGCTACAAAAAGTTAAAAGAATTACAAATCAAAACAAATTAGTGTTTATGGGTGGGTGCGCTTTAAACTGTCTTGCAAATAGACTTATACCAGATTACTTTAAAGATCACTGGATAATGCCTAATCCAGGAGACGCTGGATCATCACTGGGTGCTATTCTTGCACATAAAAAGAAAGTTGTGCCATTTACTGTATACACTGGTCATACAATATATGGTAAATACCCCGTAGTAAACTTACTTAAAGAATTGAAAGAAACTGGTATTGCTGGTGTTGCACATGGTAAAGCAGAGTTTGGTCCCAGAGCATTGGGCAATAGAAGTTTACTCGCTGACCCAAGAGGCAAAGAAATGCAAGACAAAGTAAACAAGATTAAACAACGTCAAGAGTTTAGACCATTTGCTCCTATAGTAAAACAAGAAAATGCAAGCAGATGTTTTGATGTAGATACTAGTTTTCATTCTCCTTATATGCAACACGTGGTCAAGTGTAAAGACCCTGATAAGTACCCCGCAATTGTGCATAAAGATGGAACTAGTAGAGTACAGACTGTCACTAAAAAATCTCATAGAGGACTATATGATCTATTGACAAGGTGGGAAAGAGATACTGGTTGTCCATTGCTCTTGAATACAAGTTTAAATATAAAGGGTATGCCTATTGTAAATTCAAGACAAGACGCAATAGATTTTGAAACGGAATATGATGTACGAGTTTTTTAATGAGAATATTAGTTGCAGGTGATAGTTGGACTCATGGTTGGAATGTAGATCATTCTTGGTGGCATTATTTAGATGAAACTGATATAACTTCTGTTGCTATGTCCGGCGATAGTAACTCAATTATCTCTCAAGAAGTTCGTAATATTTGTAGAAAAGAACCCTATGATCTTATAATTGTAGGATGGACAAGTATGTTGCGAATTCAAGATAGTCGAGGTGATCCCGCAGTTTGGTGGGCAGAAAATATTAACGAGGATGGTTCTAAAGAATTAGATGATTTCTATCGTAACAACTCTTTGGATTATTTTCAAAATAAAATGTATGAACACATTCAACAAGTAGAATCTCTACAAACTAAAGTACTACACTTTTCTGTTTTTGGCGACAATTTTGGTAATGTCAAACATAAAATGGATATATCTTGTTTAGAATATCTTGCGAATGACAACGGTTATAAATTCATGTATAATGTTCCAACTTTTGAATTTGGTTTATTATCAAATGAAAGAAAAGAAATATCAAAAATGTTGTTTCGTAAAAAAGAAGACGTATATCCAAATTGGGAACTTGCTCTTTTTGAAAGAGATAAAATACAATTAGATTTTCCTAAGACTGACAACTTTCAATTTTGTGGTCATCCTAGCGAGAAAGGACATAAATTATGGGGCGCAAAAATTAACGATGCAATTCGATCATTATAATTTTGTATCATGTATATACAACGATGTTGAAACTATATTTGTTCACAATAAAGAAACTTTGGGCAATCATTATCTAGATGATAGACCAGTAGAAGAACAATACCACTGGCTTGTAGACAATGCTTTTAACTTTCAGAGTGACACTATGATAGTGTACATTAAAGGTTACAAGTATAGCAATGGTCATTCCACTATTGTTAATCACATTAAAAAATGTTCTCCTAAAAAATTAATTGTATTTAATGATGATGCACATACACCATGGCAAGAACTTGATCTTGTTATAGATGAATTAAAAGGTAAGACTCATGAGGGTCTTCTTATTTCATACTTGATCGCAGAATCTTGTATAGAAGATTATCAGATATACGACTGTGAGTATGGGGCTTTAAGCTACTACCACAGCAACATACAAGCCGATAGGTACCATTACTATAATATTTGGACACATTCATATGCACCACACTCTCACAATTTACTTAGAGAGTATAAACCCACTAAAGATATGCTTTACAAACTGTGTTGTTGTAGCAAAAAGCCTGATATTCATAGGGCTTTGGCAGCCATTTGTTTGGTAGATAAAGAAGATGTCAAACTAACTTATTATGAAAAACATAGATTTCAAGAACTAGAGAGAATGATATCTTTTACGAATACTGATAAAGTTTTAAATCCTCCATTACCTACATATAAGACTTTACCAGAAAAATATAAAACTCTTATTCAGAATAACTATAAGAAGTTTTTAGAATCAGATTTAACTTGGGATGTAGGTAATATTAGTGATATAGCAGGACATGAACAAGTTAAAACTATTTCTCTTTCTAGAGACTCTTTTCTTACAGTTGTTCCAGAAACTTTATGGGATACCAGTACTAGATTTTGGTCAGAAAAAACTTTAAAGCCTATGTTAATGAAAAGACCTTTTGTTCTTTTAGCTCCAGCAAAAACATTAGACAAAGTTAGACGATTAGGATTTCAGACTTTTGGTAATTATTGGGATGAGTCTTATGATGAAGAATTAGATCATGGTAAAAGATTTGCTATGGTAATGGACATAGCAAACGATATATTAAAAAAAGATTGGGACGAATTATTGTTCTTGTTAAATGATATGGAAGGAATACTAGAACATAATAGAAAACAAGTTTGGAATTTATCTAAGAGGAAATTAATTTAATGGCTGAAATGTTACATATGAAGACTAGAGTTGTAGACATAGAGACTGTCCATGCTTATGGGTGTTCTATGCCAGCTGGTCACGAGATAACACATCCAGCAACTTTGGACAAAAAGCATAGAATTGTTCAACTTCTTGAAGGTCCAGAATTACATAGGGTAATCAGAGCCGACAAAAAAGAATGTTGGGTTGCTACTGTATGTAATAATCTAGGAGTAGATCATATTAATAATGCTAGGTATGGATTATCAAATGAACACAGTGCTTGGATTCTACTTGAAGATATAATGAAAGGAAGAATACAGAGAAATCATGCCGTATTCTTTTGTATTACTTTGTTGACCCGAGTGATGTATTTCGATCCTTTAGATGGTAAACCATTATCAAAACAGTTACACTCATGGGCTGAAGATACACCAGAAATTTTAGAACATTATAATGACTATAAGATGTTATATAATTATTTTCTTTTGATGCAACAAATAATGCTTATGTGTAAGTCTGTTGGTGCGCCACTTTATTTCATACCCAGCTTTGAACATCCTACTTGGAATCTAATGGCAGACTATAGACCCTATAACCCAGATGTTCTTAAAGTGCAGAAAAAGATAAAAGATGACTGGCAATTCAGAAAAATCATTGATCTTATTGCTAGAGAAATGAATGGAATGTCTTTGTTAGTACCAGGAAAAATGCGAAATTCTTCATTTTTATGGTATACAGAAAGTTTGAATCCTAATGTAGACCATAAAGATTTTCACGCATTAACTAAAAAAGGTATTAAATTAAGAGAAAAAACACATTCTCCAGGTCGTCATCCTAATAAATACTCACATGACAAGTATGCAGAAGAACTAACAAAGTTGTTAAAACCAGAAAAAGCTAAATAAAATTATGAGCAATGTTATTCAGTTTCCAAAGATAACTAGATTGCCAGAATATGAACCATCTGGCTATAGAATCAACTTATACACAGAGGATCAAATAGAATTGGTTCTCTTCTGTGTTAATATCTGCGAAGATCAAGATTCCACAAAAAAATACGCAAGAAAGGATCTAAAGAATATGGATCCTGTATTTGTTATGGTCCGAATGAATGTTTGTTTGGACAACAAAATCATTTCAACAAAAGCAAAGGAGGCGATATTTAAAATTGTTAATTCAATCGAAGTAATTCCTATATCATCACTACAATCACACTGACTTATTCATTAACCTAGTAGGATTACAACATATGCCCAGACGAAAATCTAATCTTCAAGTTATATCACAGTACGAAGATGAAGTTCGCCAACCCCAAAAAAACAATCAATGTAAAATTAAGATTGATGACCTCAAAACAATAGGAGCAATGACAGAAACTCAAGGTCAATTCTTCTCACAATACTCTCAAGGTGCCCAAGCCATGTTACTTCATGGTTCAGCCGGTACAGGAAAAACCTTCATAGCCCTCTACAAGGCATTAGAGGAAGTTCTAGATCCATCCACACAATACGAAAAAGTAGTTATTATTCGCTCGGCAGTTGCTAGCCGTGATATCGGTCACTTGCCCGGCGATCAAGATGAGAAATCTGCTGTTTATATGCAACCATACATAGATATGTGCGAAAAACTTATTCCACAGAAGAAAGGTGCATGGAAACGACTTATCGATACTAAAGCCGTAGAATGGATGATTACCTCGTTTGTCAGAGGAATAACATTGGATGATTCTATTGTAATTGTAGATGAATGCCAGAACATGAACGATATGGAGCTAAATTCAGTCTTGACAAGGCTGGGAGAAAATAGTAAAATAGTTTTGTGTGGTGATTTTAGACAATCAGACCTATACAAGCATAGAGGTGATATGTCTGGATTACAGAAATTTATGGTAATTGCTGAAGATATGAAATCTTTTAAAATAATCGAATTTACTGCGGATGATATTGTAAGGAGCAAGTTTGTCCGTGAGTATATAATGGCTAGAATGCGCTATGAGGATGCACATGGTAGCTAAGTTATTGATTTTGTTGACTTTAAATATTACGTAAACCGTAAAAAAAGGTTGACATTCGGCTATTGTTTTGCTATAATAGTCTTATGAAAATATTTAATCACTTAGATTTACCAGAACTTCCTAAACTTTCCAGAAAGAATATCGATGGAAAGCGTATGTATTGTACCGATAGTGGTGATAGATTCCCGTCTATCACTACTGTCCTTTCATGTCGTGGCAAGAAGGGCTTGTACGAATGGAGACAGCGTGTTGGGTCTGAACAAGCAGACAAGATAAGCAAGAAAGCATCCACACGTGGTACCAAAATTCACAAGATATGTGAAGACTATATCAACAACGAACCTCTACCAGAACTGACCCTAGTCGAACAAGAGACTTGGAACACGTTTAGACCTGTTGTAGAGCGTATCGATAACATCCATCATGTAGAACCATTCATGTTTAGTAAGCATCTTGGCATTGCTGGTCAGTGCGATTGTATTGCAGAATTTGATGGTAAGTTGTCTATTATAGACTTCAAAACCTCTCGCAGGGTAAAAACACATAAACAGATTTCAAGTTACTTTGCACAGTGTGCCGCATATGCGATCATGTATGAAGAGTTGACTGGTATTCCTATCAACAGAACTGTGATACTGATGTCAGTAGATGATGAACAACCATCAATTTTTATTGAAAAACGTGATAACTATGTTGATTACTTACTAGAAAGCAAAAGAATGTTTGAAGCTGGTGAGATTGACTAATTTAAAAGTACTAAATACTACTACAGGATTTGATGAAGCGTGAATAGGAAGTTTGGACTCGGGTGCGACTCCCGACACCTCCACCATAAGCACATTTTGACGAGTGTTCTTATGTTGGGGGTGAGTTAGGTTCGACAGGCAACTGAAAACACGTGGAGAATCGGTGCGGAAGCTACCGTGAACGCAACAAAAACCATAAATGCCAACGATGAGGTATTTGCACTAGCCGCATAAGCTAGTCGGGGTATGGGATCCACCTTGTAATCCAACGGTCCCACTTTTATAGCAAGAAAGGATAAACTATATGCTAAAATCGACTTTGCTAACAATTAGCCCTATATTAGTCACATTGTTTTATGTAAATGAGACTCAAGTAGAAGAAGTAAGGGTATACGATACTGTAGACCCAGTTAAGATTGAGGTTATAGTTCCACAAATTGATACAAAAGAAATTCATTGCATGGCATTGAACATATATCATGAAGCGAGAAATGAGTCTGTAGATGGACAAATCGCAGTTGCAAATGTTACAATGAATCGTGCAGAAGATTCAAGATTTCCTAGTACAATATGTGGAGTTGTTTACCAGGCTAAAATGAGTAGTTGGTGGAAAGAAAAAAGAAACAAAGAAGTACCTATTAGAAATGCTTGCCAATTTAGTTGGTATTGTGACGGTAAGAGTGATGAGGTTCATGAGATTAATGTGTACAATAAAATCTATGTAATAGCTGAAGAAGTACTTATGGGATTACATAAAGACAACACACATGGTTCAACACACTATCATGCAAACTATGTCAACCCATATTGGGCAAGTAGTCTACAAAGAGTTGCTTATGTAGATAATCATATATTTTATAGTGGATATTAAATGAACTTTATAGTTACTGGTGGCTGCGGATTTATAGGATCACATTTGGTAGAAGCCTTAGTGGTCACTGGTAACAATGTCATTGTCGTTGACGATCAACGATCTGGAAAATTTAAAATTAAAGATGATAATGTCCAGTATGTAAAACAAGAAGTTTGTAGTGTGGATATCAAAGGTAAATGTGATGGAATAATTCATTTAGCAAATACTCCAAGAATTCGTCTTGCAAACAAAAAACCACTTCTTGCATTACGCAATGGTATTGATCCCACAATTCATGTTGCTGAAATGGCAAGAAAATTCAATTGCCCCTTGTATTTTGCCTCAAGTTCTAGTACAATATACACTGATAGAACATCTAATCCTTATACACTTTCTAAAGCAGTGAGTGAAGATATTCTTAATATGTATCAAGAACTTTATGGAGTTACTTCACATATAATGTATTTTTATAATGTGTATGGACCAAGAGAAGCAAATTATGGTGAACATAGTACGGTAATACGATCATTTAAAACTGCTGTACAAACAGGAAACCCACTACGAATTTTTGGTACAGGAAAGAAGACTAGAGATTTTACTCATGTATACGATGTAGTAGATGGTATGTTAAATTTATTAATGATGGAGAAAAAACCAAAACAAACACATTTTGGTAGAGGTGATCCTTACTCCATAGAAGAAATTGCAGATGCATTTAAGCACCCTGTAGTATATGAGTTTGATAGAAAAGGAGAAGCACAAGATACCATATGTGAAAAACCTTTTATGAAATCAAACTATGATGTTATTGACTACATTAAATTTTGGAAAGAAAAGTTTAATGAAGCAAAGAAATATTTTGAAGTTAAAAATAAATTACAGGAGATAGATAAACGCAATGCCTAAAGTAGTAGATGTAAATAGCCTTTCCATGTCAGATCCATATCTGATAACAAAAGAGTTCAAGTCCTCAAATGAGTTTTCACAGCACATTGAGCGACTGGCACACAACTCGGGTAGCTTTATTGATGCTATTGTTGATTATTGTGGTGCTAAAGACATTGATGTGGAGAGTGTAAAGAAACTATTATCTCCTTCACTGAAAGAAAAAATTAAAGCAGAAGCAGAAGATTTAAACTTACTAAAAGGTGGTAACAAGACATTTAAGTTACCTATTTAATATGGTAGAACCCTTTGAAGTATATAAACTTTACCTTGCACTGAAGTTACATTTCACAAAGAAAGATTACGACATTACAAAGACTAAAGGTGCAGTCAAAGTAAAGCAAGAAACATTTCTCAAACGTAAAGACCTAACTGTTATAAGAAAGTTAGCCAGAGACTATAGTAGAAGTGAGATCATAGACTTCTTAGTAGCCAACTTTGTTAGTGGTGAAAAATGGGGTGGGTTGTTTGATGTTGAAGCCAATAGAATATACAAGCAGTGGTCTATTAGAAAATCAAAGCGGGAATATACTTTTACACAAGACGTTGATGCCTTGTTATTGGAAATGGAAAAGAATAACATAAACAATCCTTTTTATGAAAAAAGTTCTAAACACCCCTTGACTTTTAGATTATATTTTGCTAAAATGATCACAATTGAAACTCTTGTAATATTAGATAAGATTTTCAATTTCGTAGATAGCGAAACGGATGATGTTTTTATCAGTGACTTATCATTGATAGTCAAAAAGTATCGACCGTTCGTTAAGGTTACAGACAAAATGAAGTCTGTAGCACAGTCCTTAAAACTAGTATAAATAGGAGTATACTGTAAGATGGGCAAGAAACGTAATCGCACATCCCAGTGTGGTGACGAAGAAAAGCGTGTTCGTAGAGTAGAGAGCGAGGGTAAAACCAAACTTGACAAATACAAGCACTTATTATATGATGATGGATCGTATGATGATGAAGTTTATGATGAACTATGTTACCATACACACAAAATACATCGCAAATCAAGTACATAACGTAAACAGGAGAAATATATATGTCTTTTAATTCACTTTCTGACCTCCGCAATTCCCGCGGTAATTTCAACTCTTTGATGAAAGAAGTTGAAAAAATGTCCACTACTACCACAACACAATCCCGTGATGATGGTCGTGAATGGAAACCCACTGTCGATCAAGCTGGTAATGGTTATGCTGTTATCCGATTTTTGCCTGCACCAAAAGGAGAAGATTTTCCTTGGGCAAGAATTTGGAATCACGGCTTTCAAGGACCAACTGGCAAGTGGTACATCGAAAACTCTCTGACTACTCTTGGTCAACAAGATCCAGTGTCTGAGTTAAATACTGAACTTTGGAACAGTGGCGTAGACGCTGACAAAGAAACTGCACGTAAACAGAAACGTAGACTGGCTTACTATGCAAACATTGTGGTTGTAAAAGACCCCGGTAACCCTGCGAATGAAGGACAAGTATTCCTTTATAAGTTCGGTAAGAAAATCTTTGATAAGATTTCCGAAGCAATGAAACCAGAGTTTGAAGATGAGACTCCTCTTAACCCATTTGACTTCTGGGAAGGAGTAAACTTTAAATTGAAGATTCGTCAAGTTGAGGGTTACCGAAACTATGACAAGTCTGAGTTTGAAGCATCTCCAGTTCCAGTAGCAGATAACGATGAAGGTATCGAAGCTATCTGGGCAAAGCAGTATTCTCTTGCTGAGATTACTGATCCTAAAAACTTCAAATCATACGAAGCATTGCAAACTAAATTGCAACAAGTGCTTGGTGGTAAAGCTGTCCCTGCTCCAGCGGCAAGTGTGGCTGCCCAAACTGGTGATGTTGAAGATGATCTGTTCGTAAACAACAACAAAACACCCGATCCTGCCACAACTGTGGAATCAGCATCTACTGATGATGATGCATTATCCTACTTTTCGAAGTTGGCTGATGAGGACTAAATAGTTCTGTCAAGTGTTTAGAGGGGAGCCTTGCGCTCCCCTTTTTTTTCTTTAGGGTTATTATGCACGGAATAATATTTGGTGGCTTGTTAGAAGATATGGGAATGGACGCCAGTATGGTAAGCATTCGTAGATCATCTGGCGCACATAAGATTGCTACCTTTCTACGTAAACATGATTATGATATTGAGGTTGTTGATTATATTCATCGATGGTCTTTAGATCAATTAAAAGAATTCACAACAAAGAAAGTTGATAGCGAAACTCTTTTCTTTGGCTTTAGTTCTACGTTTATGATTAGTACACCAGAATTGGTTGAGTTCGTTCATTGGCTCAAAGAAAAATATCCACACATCAAACAAGTTATCGGTAGTCAGAATCAAACAATGAAAGAACTACCCTGTGATTGGTATGTATATGGGTATGGTGAGTATGCTATATTGGCTCTTATAGACCATTTCAGAGGCGGACCAGAGCCGATACACGAAGGAAATCTTATAAATGCATACACGAACTACAAGGCATTTCCTAAAGAAGACCTTTCTGTTCAGTATGAAGAACGAGATTTCATTCATGAAAGAGAGATACTATTATTAGAAATGGCGAGAGGATGTAAGTTCAAATGTTCTTTCTGTAGTTTTCCTATTCTTGGTGTGAAAGATGACCATACAACTTCAGAACAATATTTTTATGATGAGATGTTAAGAAACTATGACAAATGGGGAACTACCCACTACATGGTTCTAGATGAAACATTTAATGATTCAAGTGATAAGATTGCTAAGTACGCGGCTGCCTGTAGAAGACTTCCATTCAAACCTAAGATGACTGCTTATATTAGAGCAGACTTGATGGTATCCAGAATACAAGATTGGGATAACTTGATAGATATGGGAATCACTTCTCATTTTTATGGTGTTGAGTCTATGCACTTGCCTTCAGCGAAATCAATTGGTAAAGGAATGAATAGTGGCAGAATACAAGATGGTCTATTAGCAGTAGATTCTTATTTCAGAAAGAATGCTGGCTTTTATAAAGGACACATATCTTTGATTGCTGGCTTACCACACGAAACTTTAGATACACTTAGAGAAACAAAAGACTGGTTAGAAAAGTATTGGCAACAAAATAGTTTCCATTTAAATATATTAATGATCAAAGACTTAGATAAAAATGGTACATCATTGAATCATAATTCTGCTATGGATAAAGATTGGGCAAAATTTGGATATGAAAGGACTACTTTCCCAGAAGAGTGTGATATAGATTGGAGTAAAAGTTTCAATCCATACTTTAAAAATCTTTATGAGTATGTGGATAATTATGAGTATTATTTAAAATGGAAAAATCCAAATCTAAGTTTGTATGATGTTACTAAATTTGCTGTTGAAGAATGGAGTCAAGCCAAACTTAAAAATGGTATTGATCCGTTTATGTATGATAAGTTCTTTATCGATCCTACTGTTAAGTGGAGCGACTTTGCTGAATTGAATCATTTAGAAAGAAGAACAGAGCATATTAATGCTCAAATAGATTCTTATATAGAAAGAAAATTAGTCTCTTGAAATAAATCTAGCAGAACCAGGACTATCAGGAGATAAAGGATCTCCTAAACTTACTGCTACATGAACATCTGGTGCTGGCGCTGGAGCACTATTACCACTTTGCTGATTAATAACTATAGGCTCTGCTGGCTGTTGTTGTAGTGCTTCTACTTCTTCTGTGTTTTGTTGTAGTGGAACAGAATCAACCGCTGGTTGTGTGGTAAGAGGTGTTACATTACTTCTGCTTTCAAGTTCTGATGTTATGAGTGCTTTATTCTCATCGCTGATATCGTCATCTTTAATAATCGCTTGTAGTTGTCCTGTAGTCGCATCACCAATCATATCAGCATTTACTTCACTATTACCAATTATGTCTTTATCAAACAGACCACTATCTTTTGCGGAGCTTAAATCTTTTTTCTGTGTTGCTCTTGCTTTTATTTCGGTTTCTACAAACTCTGTAACTTGTTTAGTTGCTTCTTCAAGAAGTTCTGGCATTCTTTCTTTTACTTTAGGATCACCTTCTGGATATTCTCCATGAACTTCATTATACGCTTCTCTTGCAATTTCATAACCAGCAACACCCAAAGTACCCACAGTACCTACACCAGGAGCAAGTGCAGTAGCGGCTAGTCCTGCACCGACCATGTCACCTTCTATAAGTTTTTTCACACCTAATACACCACCAGCAACAGTTCCTAAAAAAGGAATTGCTCGAGAAACAAGACCTGGTCCTTTTGTAGCCACAATTTTTGCAATGATAGGTCCTAAAGGAATTTTGTTTGCCACTGTACCTGCAACATTCGCAACATTTTTTGTTTTGTTTAACAAAGATTTTACTGCTGGACTAGTTGTCGTAACAGGTTTACCATCAACGCCAAGTCCCATAACATTGCTAGTTGCTTTTTTTAAAACGTCTCCAGTTTGACTGGCTAAATTCGTAACTGGTTTGCTTGTTAGTATATCTCCGCCGGCTTTAAGTGCTCCACCAGTCATCCTTGAATTGCCTACTACTTTTACTGCTTTAGTTGAATCTAGTAGATCAAAGTCTGCTGGTTGTTGTGGTGTTGCATTAACTTCACCAGCATTTGCTTCATTAGATCCAAACATCATATTTAATGCAGCCATCCCTGCCAAACCACCAAGAGCACCTTTACCTACGCTCTTTGCTTTTTGTGGTATTGCAGGCATAGAAAATCCTGCTTTTATTTCTTCTTCTGTTTTTTCTTTAGTTGTAAATGTTTCTTTTACTTCTGTATTTTTATTAATATCTTTTAGTTCTTCTTTGATGTCGATCAAAACATTTTCAATGTCTTGTAGTGAATCATTAGATGATTCTAATACATTTGCATTTACACTAGTATTTCTTCCATTGTTATTGGCAAGTCCTGGACTTGCTGTTACGTTTCCAACTTCACCAGGATTGTTCGATGCTAGGTTTGCTCTAGCCATAGAATTGAAAGGAATTACGTTG